TTGGTACAATCATATCTTCAATGTGATATGGATCTACCATATAAGCCTTTACACCATGCTTCTTACAGACCTTACGCATCTTAAATGAAAGAGAATTGCGAGTATCGTCACAATCTTTTTTAAATGTAGCACCTAAGATAAGGACATTCTTGATGTCAGGATTGATAGCCTTAATCCTATTAAACACATAATCAGGCATACCCTCGTTAATATGAAAACTGGTGTTAATAAGATCGCCAAAGGGAATGTCAGTAAGGAGGAACTTACCGTCTTTGAAGAGGCAAGGACCGCCAACATTAGGCCCTGGATGAGGTACATCCATTCTAGGATAATCGTAGTTACATGCATCAATAACTTTGTCAATGTTCACTCCATGTTTTTCACCAATCATCCAAAACTCATTTGCAAAAGCAAATGTAACATAACGATACATGTTAGTCATTAGTTTACCAATCTCTACCTCTTTTGGAGTCAATTGGAATACTCTATTATTAATAAAGGTGTTGAAGAACAAAGCAGCCTGGTCGTATGATTCATTAGAGAAAGCACCTACCAATTGCGGAAGTTTAGATGTTTCAGTAATTGACCTGCCTTGCACCACTCTCTCAGGACAAAATACAAGATAATAATCAACACCTTCTACCCATCCATGAACTTTCTCAATATGCTTACGAAGAACCTCAGTTGTACCAGGTGATACCGTTGACCGCAGAACAATCAACTGGCCCTTCTTCATACGAGGAATAAGAGTATTATCAACAAAATTAAAAAGATCATCAAGTCTCGCATTACCTTCTCCATCGACTGGTGTGCCAATCATAATGGCGACAACATCAACTTCCTTGATGTGGTCAAAATCAACACTAAAAAATAGATTACCACTATCAAGGTTCTTTCTAAGAATAGGGCCAGCACCTTCTTCAAGATAAGGCACGATACCTCTATTCATTTCACCCACAGTTTGTCCGTTTATGTCTATACCATACACCATATTTCCTGCATTTGCGACAACACAAGAAAATGGAAACCCTACGTGCCCGCCGGCACCAATCACCGCTACTTTATAATTCATCTTAATGTCTCCAATAAAACATCTTCTATATCATTACATGTATCTTGTATAGTATGATTGCACATAACATAATTATATGCATCTTCAATCTTTTTATTATTCCGTTTATGTTTACGGAGTAGTTCCATTAATTCTTTTTCATCATTATATGTTGTACCATAATAGCACATATCTTTCGCACCGGCAATACCTCTTGCGTACCAAGGCACTTTATTCATCATGGATTCTAAAAGGACTAATCCAAATCCTTCTTCATACGAATTCATAATGTAGGCATCAGCGGCACTAATAGAAAGTAGTACCTCTGTCTTATCTCTACCAAAGAAACATTTTACATTATTTGTTTCCTTTGGCATCAGATGTTCTTCACCATATCCATATAGATGAAGTTCGGCGTTAGGAATGTTTGCTTTGGTAAATGCCTCTGCTAATGGTGTCATAGCCTTGTGAGGCCAGAATCCACCTGCGGAAACAAAGATTGTTTTGTCTGTTAAGTTTGCTCTTTGATATTTGTGAGGAACAATACCATGTCGAACACGGCGACCTTTATCCATTACATTATGTTTTTTAAGATGTTCAACATCCATACTTGTAGAATAACCAAGGAATCGGTGTTCTCTTAATCCGTGCATACACACGGGACTTTCACTTGGTTTAACGATTAGATATAGAACCGGAGATTGGATTTTGTCGGCATTAACGTGAACAACATTTTGTGAGATAACATCACCACCATGAACAATAATTAAATCCCAGCGTTGGTTTAAAACTTGCTGGTAATCATTGGATACTTTTACATCATTATATTCACCTTGGTGTTCATGTGCTAATACCATAACGTCATGCTTTCTTTTAAGCATTTCTTCGGCCATATTTTGCACATAATACTCACTACCACCAGGATAAGGTGCATAGCGATGAACAACAAACAATATTCTCATCAACCCTCCACAATAAACTCTTCCCACCAGTCGCATAATTGATGCAGGTCGGTAAACTCATTAGGCACATTATTCTTAAATGCCGGTCGTTCTATTATATCTAGGTACTCTTTTTTACCAGCAGGAGAATCCAAGTATTCAACATATTTTACCACATCATTCAATGTCTTAAAATTGTGGCAGTTAATAAAGGCATTAGTATTGAAATCACGGTCAACCGTTGGTGAACCCCAATAAACAGGCATAGTTTTTACTTGTAATGCATTAAATAGTTTTTCCGTTACATAACCTGGATAAGAACCATTCTCAAAACAAATGTTAAAACGGTAGTTGTTTAGAAAATCTAATTTATATTTCAATTTATCTCTAGGTAAAACTTTACCCATATTGTTTAGATGTGGCCCGGCCGAATCAACACGTTTGTAGATGTCCATTAGACCAAACATCATGTTTCTCATTTGCTGATTAGGATTAGATACAACAAAAGAACAAAACTTTCTTGTATCATATTCCTTTTCATAATCGTGCTTTAGATTGACCAATTGATAATAATTATCAGTCCATCCTTCTTGAACGGCACCGTGCATATCAATCACATATAATGGTAAACGATAATTTTTGGCACTATTCTCATGGTCAAATGTCATAGATGCAAAACATTCACCATAATTAGGTCTGACATTCTCACCTGTATAGAATATCTTTCTTACCTTTGAAGCATCATAATTAAGATGTGAACGACCATATACACCCTCGCCATATATTAAATATTCCGGATTTTCATCATCACGAACAACATTAAATCTATGGTCAAGAGCATATATAAAAAAGTTAATTGCTGTACCAAAGGTATCAGCAAACCCTAATCGTATGGTTTGTTTCATCACTTATACCAGAAGAAGGTTGAATTGGTGGAAAGATTAATAGGTGCTGTAATATTATTATTTGTGCGGAAATCATTTACTGCACGATTAACTGCCTCAATTGAAGAATAATCATGGCCGCAAAAGAAACCACCCTTCTTTAATAGCGGATAGTATGCTTCACAATCTGCTAGTGTGGCATCATAAGAATGATCACCATCAACAAAGATGAAATCAAATTCTGCCTTATCTGTAATAGTTTTAATCTTTGTGGCAGCTTCAGCAGATGTTTCACGGATCATTTCAACACGGTCACCATATTGCTTTAGATTTTCCTGTGCAATCATCATAAACTTATCGATAACTTCCTGGTTAATATTACCAACCCAATCATCATATGCTTTATAAGGGTCGATTGTATATAATTTAGTAATGTTAGGACATTTATCCAATAGAAATGCCGTTGACTCAGCACGACATGTACCAATCTCAACACCAACTAGATTCTCATCTAATCGTTTAATATAAGGTGCTAGTCCTCTTACCGACACCCAATCATACGGCCACTTATCACCAAGTTCACTAATTGTCATAAAATCTTCATCAGTCAAAGCCATCTTTAATCTCCAAATTTAAATTCCACGTTCAAGTTTGTTATTACTGCTACTGCATTTCCTGCATTATAAGGGTCGTTATAGTTATAATCTTTTAGTTCTTTATCTTCAACTTGTTTCCAATTATTGTTCTGGTCTCTTACCATTAATAAGTATTTAATATTATTATCAACAATAATTTTTTCCAAATCTCTATTGAAACCTACAGGAATAGTTATCAAGTAATTTTTTGCATTATCAAAAATTTTATTTAATAATGGTAATACTTTATTTTCATCTTTTTGATGTCCATAATCACCATTACCAACATGTTCTATGGTACTTATAGACACTACATTCTTTCCTGTATAGTCAACGTCGGAAATATCCATTTGTGTTGTATGTTCCCTTTCTTTGCAAAGGTCATATACAGGATGTTTCGCATCAATATAAAAATCCGTAACCTCACCTAACTCAATTAGATTATCATTATAGTTGTTTATAAACCAAAAGGCAAGCGGTAGTTCCACCCTTCTTTCATTAGTATCAGGACAATTATATCCAGTATGCCACCCGCCGCCATATTCCAACCTAATTACTTCTTTATCCATATTTCCTTTCGACTAGTTCTTTCCATTGCGGTACGCGATCCCACTGATGAACAATCGTCGCCTTTCTATCGTTAGCGTAAATTTCATCATTTAGAAGAGAGTAGTCAATTTTATTAACAAACTTTAGTTGCATTAATGGGTTTGCTCTATATGCCTCACCAATACCACCTGAACCAGCCTGAATAGCAGGCAAAGATGTTCCTGCATGAATA